AAAAAAACCCAAAATTTCCCTTGACATTCCCTTCTATTTATGTTATATCTGGAGGAAAGCTACAAATTTTATCTTTTTACCTTTATAGAGTCTTCAAATGGTAAAGCAAAAGTCCAGGCCAGTACTAAAACAAAGCAGTTCTGGCAAAGCTTAACCCTAACCCTAACCCTAACCTAAATCCTCATTTTTAAAAACTAACTTTTGTTTATTACAAATCATTTTATCTTTAGGCTGACGATATGCTAAAAACACTCAAATCACAGCATAGAAACATTATTCAAATGAACTTTAGTGGCTTCAAGAATCGAGAGATCGCTGAGAAGACGGGACTGTCTCCAACGACGATTACTCAAGTTCTGAGCTCACCATTAGGCAAGGCCTACCTAAATGGATTGAATGATCGTGCTCAAGAAAATACAATTGATGTACGTAAGAAACTTATCAGTTTGAATAATGATGCTCTCGGAACTTTAGAGCGTATCTTAAATCCTAAGCAAAAAGCACCCTTTAATGTTCAGTTAACTGCTGCAAAAGATGTTCTTGATCGTAATGGGTATAAGCCCAGCGATAAATTCGAAGTAGATGTTTTTTCTCATAAAACAGATGATGAGATTGAAGCTGAAATTCGTGCCATGGAAGCAGCTATTGCCAGGAATCAGATAGCTCAGGACAATAATTCGCTGACAGAAGCTTTGCCTCCTTCTTCAGATTCGGGGGCTGAAGAAGAAGATGAGGATCATATTTTGTCAGATTCACAAGAGGTTTATCCTTTTACTCTTGATAAGTCTGCTGAAACGGCTCAGGCCACCAATGCACAGCCTGATTCCTCTTTAGCTGCTTCCAAACCAACCCATCCAAACAATTCCCACCAGTTCAAAACCAACATTTCTTTTGAATCTCTCCCAAATGATCTTCAAGCTAAACTTAATGACGAATCTTTTGATCCGTTTCAGAATATTTAGGTTAGCCTAATGCTGCCTGCAACTAATATTATGTCTCGTGAGGATAAAGAGAAATATCTCAAAATCCTTAAAGAAAAAAATATTCGTATCCGCCAGAATAAAATTAATCAATTCTTTCCAGAAACTGGACCACTAAGCCGCCATAATTATCCCAAACACATGGCCTTTTTTGAATCCGGTAAGCAGTATGCCGAGAGATGTATTATGGCTGCAAACCGGATTGGCAAAAGTGAAAGTATTGGGGCTTTCGAATTATCTTGTCATCTTACCGGGAGGTATCCAGATTGGTGGAAGGGTTATCGATTCGACCGAGCAATTAATGCCTGGGCAGCAGGGACAACAAGTACAACTGCTAGAGATATTGTCCAGTACAAACTAATTGGGCCTCCTGAAGATTTTGGTACTGGGCTAATTCCCTCAAAATACATAGTCAAGACAACGCCAAAAGCAGGCGGTGTTCCTAATGCAGTAGACACTATTCTGGTGAAACATATCTCTGGAGGAATTTCTAAATGTAAAATTAAGGCCTATGCTGAAGGACGTAAATCATTCGAAGGTACTGAACAAGATATTATTTGGCTGGATGAAGAATGTCCATTACCAATATATACTGAATGCGTAACTCGGACAATGACCACAAATGGCCTAATCATGCTTACATTCACTCCGCTGGAAGGCATGACTGAAACAGTCTTACAATTCATGCCTAATGGCCAATTGACGGAGCATGCATCTGGAGATAAATGCCTAATCACAGCTACTTGGGATGATGCACCACATTTAACAAAGGCACAAAAACAAAAATTATTCGATGCCTTACCACCGCATCAACGTGAGGCCAGGTCTAAGGGTGTACCTCAGCTAGGCTCTGGAGCAATTTATCCAATCCTAGAATCCAATATACTTGTAGATGATTTTGCTATTCCAGATCATTGGAAACGCTGTTATGGAATGGATGTAGGCTGGAATAGAACTGCCGCTATTTGGGCAGCCACAAATCCCGATACTGACATAACTTATTTATATTCCAACTATTATCAGGGCGCAGCTGAACCGATTATCCACGCTGAAGGAATTAAATCCAGGGGAGTATGGATACCAGGCGTGATTGATTCCGCTGCGCATGGTAGATCCCAAGTAGACGGCCAAAACTTATTCGACATTTATTGGAATCTTGGTCTCGATATTTCAAATGCTAATAAAGCCGTTGAGTCTGGTATATACAAAGTTTGGCAAATGCTATCTACGAATAAACTTAAAGTATTCGCAAGCTTATTATCATGGCTTATTGAATTTCGTCAATATTGCCGTGATGAAAATGGAAAAATTGTTAAAAAGAATGACCATCTAATGGATTGTACTCGCTATCTTGTTATGTCTGGCCTGGATAGAGCAATTCCAAAACCTTTTTGGGAACACCTGGCCTGGGAAGAATCTGAGATACATTCTCACCCATCTGGAGATCTAATTACTGGATATTAATTCATGCCTAAAGAGATTAAAAAATTACAAGAAGTATTGAGATGCTTCAAAGGATAAATAAGTGGCTACTGTAACTGTTAATGACATACAATTAATAGATGATTCCCCAATCGGTGGTATGCCTGCCTGGGCTACGGAAGAACCTATTGAGGACTTTACAAATCCAGCGACAGGACCAAATCTTGGTCAATCAGAATCTGCGGGTTTGTTTCAAGAAGTTGAGCGTGAAATCTTGCGTGCAGAAGCTGCGGTACTGATAACTAATCTTGCGCCAAAGCAGCCAAAGGAAGTTATTGCAGATTTAACGACCAAAGTAATTGAGGGATACAAAACTGATTTAGAAACCCTTAAAGAATGGTACGAATTAAACAAGCAAATTATCGACCTAGCTAAGCTTCTCGTAAAGAAAAAGACCTACGCTGGGGATATAATTGCCAATGTAAAATATCCACTAATCATTAATTCCTGTATCCAGTTTGCAGCACGAGCATATCCAGAACTAATAAACGGAAATGAGATTGTCAAGGGTAAGGTTCTCGGAAATGATTCTGATGGCCAAAAATTTGCCCGAGCAAAACGAGTTTGTGAGTTCATGTCATTTCAGCTGCTTAACGAAATGGATAATTGGGAAGAAGGTGTGGATCAATTACTCTTCAGCTTACCTGCCTGCGGCTGTGTTTTCAAAAAAAGTTATTTTGACAGCATTGAGCGCCGCAACATATCTCAAACAGTCTTCGCTGATGATTTGGTTGTAAATTATTTCACAGAAACTATTGAGCGTGCCCCAAGAATAACACACAAAATTTATTTGTATCATAATGAAATTGTAGAACGCATTAATGCGGGTGTTTTCAATGATTTTAATATTGCTGAACTTGGAGAGGCCACCTCTGATAAAACTGCCAACACTGATGCTGAAACTCCTCATTTGTTTCTTGAACAACATCGCTGGTATGACCTAGATGACGATGGCTATCAAGAGCCGTATATAGTAACTGTTCATGAACAAACGCAGAAACTGGTTCGCATAGCCCCTAGATTTGCTACTGATGGAATTATCCGCAATCCAGAGAATGATAAAATAATCAAGATTGTCGCAGAACAATATTTTACTCGATACCTCTTTATGCCTGCTATAGATGGCGGATTTTATGGCATGGGTTTTGGTTCACTACTGATGAGTACCAATTCTGCAATTAACACCCTAATCAATCAGCTTCTAGATGCAGGAACCATATCAAATCGTCAAAGTGGCTTTTTAGGTCGTGGTCTCCGCTTAAGTAAAGGCAAGTCCCTAACTGTAAAGGCTGGTGAATGGAAGCCTGTCGAATCTACTGGAGATGACCTAAAGAAGAATATCTTTCCTCTTCCAGTACGTGAACCTTCAAATGTTCTTTTCCAGTTGTTAGGCCTTCTAATCGATAGTGGGAAAGAGCTTGCTGGGATGACAGAAATCTTAGCAGGTAATTCTCCTGGCGCTAATGTTCCGGCTGAGTCTGTCTTGGCGCTAATCGAACAAGGCCTTCAGGTATATTCTGCAATTCATAAACGAATTTATCGCGCCCAGTATAAAGAACTTCAGAAATTGAGACGCTTGAATGCTCTTTATCTTGATCAAATGACTTATTCATTAATGCTTGATGATTCCTCTACACCAGATGTCCAGGCAGATTTTGCGGCAAAAGATTTAGACGTTGTTCCTGTAGCTGATCCAAACAACACAACTATGATGCAACGTATGTTAAAAGCGAAGGCAATGCTTGAGTTGCGTGGTCAAGGTTTGAATGATCAAGAGATTTTGAGGCGCTACTTACTTGCCATGAACATAGAAGATGTTGAAAACATTATCCCCCAGGAAGAGCAAGAAGATCCGAGGCAGGAACTTGAGGTTCAGAAGCTCCAGCAGGAAATAGAAGAACTTGCTGCAGAGGTAGCCAAGATTAAGTCCGAAACTGAATTAAATTATGCCAAACTGGAAAGCGAATATGCAGGTGTGAGTAAAACTGCTGCTGGTATTGCTAACGATGAAAAGAAAATAGCTCTTGAGGGAGCATCAGTATTGAATCAAATTAACCAAGCCCGGAGTGCACAATCTATTGGTAAGGCTCCAGCTGGTATTAAACCAGCCACGGCTAAACGAGAATATGGTCTAGAGACCAATAACCAGGAGTAAACATGAAAGAACTTACTCCAAGAATTAATTTTATACCTGATTCAAATACGAATTTAAATGTAAAGTTCCTTTCTTTATTTTAGATTTTAATTTTCAGTTCAGAGAACGCTGGACAATTTTTAAGGTGGTTTAAATGAATTTAACCAAAGAAGCTTTTGATGAATGGAAAGAACATCCAGTAACCAAGGAGATTTTTACATCTCTGGAAAAAGTAAAACAAGATTTATTGACCAACATTGCTACTGGTGCCACACTTGGACATACATCCGATGTGACTCACGGCCTAACTAATAGAATGATTGGTCATGTTGAGGGTATTAACCAGCTGTTAGAAATAGACTTCACAAACAGCGAAACAGATTAAGGAAAAGAACAATGACAAATGAAAGCGGTATTCTTCCGACAGGCGGACATGTACTTATTTTCCCAGATCCCGTGAAAGAAAAAACTTCTGGTGGTATTTACTTGCCAGAAACAACCAGAGATTCTGAACAGCGAGCAGCTACGAGCGGAATTGTTATTGCTATTGGACCTTCGGCCTGGTTAGATCTTGATAATGGAACTGCCTGGGCTGAGATAGGCGATCATATAAACTATGCCAAATATTCTGGGGTAGAAATGGTTGGCCAGGACAAAAAGAATTATGTGCTCATTAATGACAATGACATTCTTGCTATATTAAAGTTTTAATTAGGAGGAAGTATGCCTGAAGATTTTGTAGATGATATTATATCTGCCAACAGTCCGGCAGAACCAGAGGCAAAGGATGGAGAACAAACTCCAGCAGTTGAGGATCAAACTAATGATCCTGGACAAACTAATGATTCTGATCAACCTGATGAAAATGCAGATGATACGTCTGCTGATAATTCCAATCCTACTCAAGATGTGGAAGAATTAGCTTCTCAACTCGGCTGGAAACCTGACCATTCTGGAGAGAATTACGTTGACGCAGCAACATTCATTCTCCGGTCAAAAGAAATTCAGGATTCCATGAAAGATCACAACAAAGACTTAAAAAGTCAGCTCCATAATTTGCAGGGCTCAGTTGATGCTTTAAAAGATCATAATGAGCGGGTGTATAAAGCTGAGTTAAGTCGCATGGAAGGTGAAATTACCCGACTAAAAAAAGAACGTAAAGCTGCTATTGAAACAGCTGATGTGGATAAAGTCGATGAACTGGATCAAGAAATTAGCGGTTTAGAGAAAAATCTCAATGAACCTAAAACAAAAACAACGGCGCCAACAAATCCAATTTATGACGAATGGGTAAAAGATAACGAATGGTATTTGACTAATGATGAGATGGCTACCTATGCTGATACAGTAGCGCAGCAATATGTCGGTGCCCCATTGGAAAGACTTTATCCATTAGTTCGCAATAAGGTTGCTGAGGTTTTTCCAGAGCATTTTCAGTCCAAAAATAATGAGCCGGCTACTCCGAAGCCAGGAACATTAGCCAATCCGGGTAAACCTGCGAAAGCTGAGAAGCCTGTGGGGCCTGCCAGTCCTGTTGAAGGAGGTAAGAAAGGTGGTAGCAATCCAACCTTTACTAAGGCTGATCTTACGCAAGAACAAACAAGTATTATGAACCAATTCGTTAAGAGTGGTATTATGACTGAAGAACAATACATTAAAGATCTTTCTAAACTCCAGGGGGCTTAATCATGGTAGACGCCAAACAAACATCTGGTGCTGAAAGTACCGACCGTAAAACTAAAAAAAGAGTTCCACTAGGATCAAGAAATATCCTAACTGCACCGAAAAAATCCGGTTTCGTGCGCCGCTTTGTGAATGATAAAGGGGATAGAATTCAAACATTTAAAGATGCTGGCTGGATTCCTGTTGAGGATACGCCTGTAGGCGATCCTAAGATTGGTAGAGCTTCATCTATAGGTTCTATGACGAATCCATCTGTTGGGGAAGGTCAGCGAGCGATTTTGATGGAAATTCCCGAAAAGTATTATCAGGAAGATTATGCGGCTGCACAAGCCGAAATAACTGCTGTTGAAAACGAAATTCGCCGGAAATCAAAAACCGAGGCGAGTGACGGACTTTCTGGTGAGGTAAAAATTTCTTAATTTTAAAGAGGTGTAGTTATGGCAAATTCTGATATTCCTTCTGGTTTCAAGCCGGTCAAGCATCTACTTGGCGGATCTTGGAATGGAAAAGCAAATGTTTATCATATCCCATCCTCGAATGCAACAGCTCTATTTAAGGGCGATCTTGTAAAGTCTACAGGAACTGCTTCGGCGGATGGCAAATATCCTGGTATTGTCCAAGCTGCGGCTGGTGATACTGTCCGTGGTGTTATCATCGGTTTCGGTGAAGATCCTCATGTAATGATCAAACCTGATTCTCCTAACCGCGTACATTGTCCGGTCTCTACTGAGATGTATGCTCTAGTAGTGGACGATCCGTATGTGATTTTTGAAGCACAAGAGGATAGCGTTGGTGCTGCAATTGCAGTAACTGCAGTTGGTAATTCCATCGATGTTGTTGTTGGCTCTGGAAGTACGACTACTGGTTTGAGCGGTATGGAACTTGATTCCAGTACTGCTGTTGCCGGGGCTGCTCAATGCAGGCTGCTTCGAATTGTTGATCGCGAAGATAATGTCCTTGGCGATAACTGCAAGTGGGAAGTTCTGCTTGTTGAACATGAAATGCTGACTGCTACGGGCGTCTAAGGAGGTAACCCATGGGTGTTATTACTACCAGTAATTTTGCAAAAGATCTTATTCCAGGAGTAAAGTCTTGGTTCGGCACAAAGTATAAAGAATATCCGATTGAGTATATGGATATCTTTGAAAAAGGCACATCTCAGCGGGCATTCGAAGAAGAAGCTGGCGTAACTGGTTTCGGTCTTGCCGCAGTTAAAACTGAAGGTGATGGAATTGCTTACGATGAGCAGGAACAAGCCTTTATTGCTCGCTATACTCATGTTACATACGGCC